CAAGCTCGTAAGCAGAAGCGGCGGCTCTCTTACATTGCAAACATCCAAGTTGTAAAAGATCCTTCTCGCCCAGAGAATGACGGTAAAGTATTTCTTTACAAGTTTGGTAAGAAAATCTTTGACAAGATTAATGATATGATGGCACCGGAGTTCGAAGATGAATCTCCTGTGAATCCCTTTGACTTCTGGGAAGGTGCTAACTTCAAGATGAAGATTCGGAATCTCGAAGGTTATCGTAACTACGATAAGTCCGAATTTGATTCTCCCTCTCCGCTCTCTGAAGATGATGATGAGTTGGAGTCCGTCTGGAACTCTCAGTATTCGCTACAAGAGTTCGTAGATCGGAAAAACTTCAAGTCATATGCTGAGTTGCAATCGCGACTGAAGCGAGTGCTTGGAGATATCGCAGTATCCTCTACTGCATCTGAGGTTGACGACGAAGATATTATGGAATCACCTGCCGTGACTCGTCAAGCTCCTGCACCTAAGGCGAAAGAGGATGAAGCGCCTTGGAGTGAAGAGTCTTCTGATGACAGCCTAGACTTTTTCAAACAGTTGGCTGAGGAAGACTAACAAAAGTGCAATGCTTTTGGAAGGGGAGTCCGTTGGGCTCCCCTTTTTTATCCATAACTATAGTCCCAATTTGGATCAGCAGGATAAGAGACTGGACTTGGTGCTATATAAGTTGACTTGCTGATGTTTGTTTGGCTCATATCTCTATTATCTGACGGAGCAGAAAGAACAGTCGCACCAGTTTGTTTTTGTTCTCTTGCAGACTGTGCGGCTTGAGTTCTTGCCGCTAATTCTGCTGCACCATCGCCGCGGCCTGTTGGTGTATCTGCCATTGCTTTCGGGAGTTCTTGACTTGTTTTTGGATCCAAACCAGCAAATTCATATACTGAATTGGGTATTGCTTTTGATGCTAGATTTTGAATAAAACCAGCATTTGGATCTGGCAAAACGGATCTTAAAATATTTTTTAAAAAGTTTGTTGCCATATCTCCAATATCTCCTGTATCTGGCAACTCTACATTTCCATTAAACATTTTGGTCACTGCATCAATTGCAGGTTTGATTGCATTATTCCATATCCATCGACCTGGAGAAGTAATAATATCTAAAGCCTTTCCCGCCAATGTTTTTAATGATCCGACTATATCATTCGGAATCAAACTTTTCATATATTTGACAATGTTATCGATGCCATCTCCAGCCCACTTAACTATACTGAAGTAACCTTCTTCTGGTTCAGAAGAGAAAATATTCTTTCCAAATTTTATAAATTTATCAAAAGTATCATTGAAAGAAAAACTGTCTAACGCTTTTGAAAAATTTTCAAATCCTATTTTTTCAGCAAGCCATGAAACACCATCTTTTAATAAATCGAGCGGAACAATAAAGATACCTTTAATTAATTTAATTGCGCCTGCTAACAATCCATCCAGTGTTTTTTCCATTGTACTTCGAGCATCATCTTCACCTTTTTTTGAGAAACCTTCGATAAATCCACTAACAAAGTCAAAGATAGCAAACAAAGGTAATAGAAGTTTACTTGCAATGCCTTTCAACACAGGCATAATTTTTGCAAACATTCCGGCGGCTTTACCAACCGATTGTGTTATACCAGATATATCGCCAATAAACTTAAAGAATCTTACAAACGGGTCAACTATTGCTCTGATAGATGCTCCTATCTTTCCTGCGACACTAAGGTCTTTAAATGCCACTGTGACCGTTTTTCCAAATACTTGAACTTCTTTCCCGACAGCAGTAAATCCTTTAATAACATTTCGAAGCGGAGTCATAAAGAAATCAATTGCTTTCGTTAATGATGTGAAGTTTTTAGGCGCGAGTGCTTTGTTTATTCTGCCAAAGAAATCGTTTACGGGCGCAAATGCCTTTGCAAGGGCTACAGAACTAAAGACTGCACCAAACGCTCTTATTACAGGATTTAATAGTTGAGATGGAAGAAGTACGGCACGAATATATTTTGCAAGATCATTTGACCAGAGTGTTAATGCTCCTAAAGCTCCAAGCAAAATTTTACCGAAAGATTTGATATCAAATTCAAAATCATCTTCAGTAGCACCGACAGAGCCACTAACTGTCTGTACGCTCGTGGCTTCTTTCTGTTCATCAAATATTGTTCTTAACGCATCGAGTGTATTTGATTGGATATCGACAAGTTGAGTCAACAGAGATACCTGTATACTTGCAAAATTAACAAGATTCTTTAGCGGTTGCAACACAGGATCCTGTGCAGGTCCGCTTACTTGCATCATTTGTCCTACTGTTACTGCGCCAGTCGTCGGTGCTAATTGAGGTACAGCCATTATTCTTTTTCCAGTCTTTCTTTCTCTTCTTCTAGCCAAGCAAGTAACAGGCTAATGTAAATTTCTCTTTCAAAAGGAATCATTTCTTCTAACTCAGTCAAACTATATTTGTGGTGTTGCATCAAACTAAAGTTCGTATGATATATGTTTAGCAACGAATTATGACTGAGTGCTACGTAAAAAAACTCTGCATTCCTTCTAGTTTGATTGTTTCTGTTTCACCACACTCTGGGCACGTATATGCAATTTCATGTGTTAGTTTTGGTAATGTATTAAAGAACTCCACAATCTTCTCAAAGTTTTCTTTCGTTAAGTTCTCAATAAACTCTCTTGATTCTTCTTGTGTAAAATCTTCGTATATATCACCTTCATCATAAAATAAATCAATACATTCACATACAACATTTAACAGTTGTTCAATTTCATTGTTGGTTGTTTGCGTGTTAAAAAACATGGATGTCTTTGGGTCACGCAATTGAATACCAACACCTCCTTCGAGTTCAATCGTATTATTATGTTTTTCATTAAACTCAATTTCAATCGAATCAATATCAACCATCACCTTAGTCGCATGAGAACACTTACTTGAATATTCTTCTTTCATATGTTTCAACGAGAGTTCAATCTTTTCGCCGACAGACTTTGCTCTCAATTTCAAAAACAAATATTCAAGATCATATGATGTAAACTTCTCTTTATCAATGTCTGGCGTCAACACACAAGAATCAAGAATGTTCATCACTGCATTGTAAATATCTTTTTCTTCACCACTCTCTAAAGCCATATAAAGAATTTTTTCTTCTTTGACTAAGAAAGGTCGAAACTTAATCGGTTCTTTTGTTGACGGAATCACTGTGTCAAACTCAGGTGTTACTAGCTTTGGTAAAGCCATATTATATTCTCCATTTTATAGATTACGAAATAAACGGTATTTTGGGAAGTCCTCCTGTGAAACTGACTCCGGACTTTCTACCAAGTTGTGTCATAAGTTTTCTTGGATTGAGTTGCGTCTTCGCTTGATTCTTAATACCAGCAATACTAAATGGTAAGTTTAAACCACCCGCAAGCTGTATTCCATCTGTTCCAATCCGTAATTGCGTACCAAGTTTTGATTGGTCACGCTCTTCGAAATAACGATACGAAAGAGTAACATTCATTCTCTGCATTCCAGTCTCATCCCAGTTCAAATCGAGTGCATTAATCACGCTTGGATACGCATCTATGAGATCAACAGCATATGTTTTAAATCCCTGTTGGTCAAGTTGATAAATTGTGATACCACGCTTACAGATATAATCATCGTAGTATCCAGTATTAAACTGTGTTTTTCTATCGTCACTATTTAAACCCGGATTACGATGCATACCACCGATTAAATCTTGCCAGCGCATGAAAAACTCACGTTCACGCAAATCTGGACTACAAATAATCGTTAAAGGTATATCAACATAGTTTGCTTCGATTCCGATTTTATACGGAACACCATAGTCTCTATATGTTACATTCTCTATATTTCGTTGTGGCATTACTGCGCCTGAAGTTCGAAGCATAAGAGAACTTGACAGACCAAACGATCCGCCAATCTTCGATAGAATATCTCCACCAATCTCAACTTCGAAGTCACTCGATCTTGCAAAACCAACGCTGTGTATCTCAGCAGTAAATGAGTCAACATTAAATGCCATTTTATCTTCCTTATACCATCGTCCTGGAGTCACGCCATACTTTTGACTTTGAACTCTTTTCGAAACGCTCTAATGGTAAAAACAATGCTGTATCCCAGTCTGTTGAGCCTATCTCTAAAAAACGACTACGCACATTTGCATTCAAATACATCTTGAATGTCGGTTTGTAATACTTACTCACGCCTTTCAATATGTCATAACTCAGTTTCAACTTCGTGGATTCGTCATATCGAGAGTTCGTTGTAAGGTCATATAAAGCATCCATTAATCTTGCGCGAAGAGGTAGCGGTAAATAGTGCATATTAATACCTTGAAAGCCACCGGGAACGTTCTGCACTTTAAATATTAACGGAAACGTATCGTAATATGGTAACGTCTTCTTATGTTTTGGGTCATAAGAAAATAAATACATCTTTCCGATAGCCGCGCGATTCTTCAGTTGTGTACGATCCTCTTTCATTAATGTAGACGGTGTAACCGATGCTTTCTTTGCTTCATCACGAAACCAAGTACGAGCAGATTGTGTCCGAGCAGGAATCTGACCAGCACGAACTCCTCGTGTCAAGATTTGGTCGAATGTAGTAGCAGCCAAAGTAAATCTCCTTTGACTTATTTATAATCGTTTATTTGATTCCAAGCTCCTTTTCCGTCAAAACAATAAACTTGTACTTACGGTCTTTACACCATTCTACTGCTGCTTCCCATTTATATTGATTGACGGCATAAGTTTTGACTTCGTTGATATACTTACGAGTCATTCTTTTTTGAATACGCGGTTCTTTTGTTTGGATCGATGGTTTAATTTCTACAATCCACTCTTCAATACCATTATTTGTCTTTATTTTAAGATACACATCTGGGTAGTAATGATGTATTTTACCATCGATTGGACTTCGATATGGTATGATATGCTCTTCGCTTGACCATTGAAGAACGATATCCGTATAGTCACACCATTTGAAATACTTTAATTCCCATGATGATCTATATTTGATTTTAGATAGATCCCCCCTATACTTCTGAGGATTATGAGGTATGTATCTGCCTTTGAGTGTTTTCATTATAAATAAGTAAAATAGTTTACGATAAGGATATTTATCAGTGTCATCATCAGCTCCGAATCAGCCGAAAAGTTCAAATGAATTGAATAAAGAACCTCGAGATGATTTCAAAAGGTCTATATCTCAAACTACAAAAAAGACTTTAAGATTTCCAGGTAATCTTGATGAAATTGATCACTGGGTATGCTTTCGCGCACAGCAACCAAAACTTTTTAAGACAGAAGACTTTGAAAAGAAAGATGATATAACAGTAATACATCTTCCAATGCCAGCAAACATTGGAACAACATACGACCACAAATATAATACAGAAGCGATTGGAGAACAAGGAAGATTGGCTGCTGGTTCTTCAGATATACTTGCTTCTGGTAGTGTATCTTCTATTATTGATAGAATGAAGTCCGTTACAAAGGAAGACGTTGCTGATTCAACAGCAAGATTGTCGTTTGATGCTGTTGAAACGGCGATATCTGGTGTTGGTTTTGGCAATGCATTTAAAGGAGCGGTTGCTGCTCAAGGAATAGCTAAAAATCCATATATGGCTGTTATGTATGATAGCCCTCAGATGCGGGCCCATTCTTTTGCATGGAAACTTATCGCTCGAAATCCAAGTGAAAGTAAAATATTGACAGATATTGTAAAAGCATTTAAATATCATGGCGCGCCAGGGATCAATCAAAAGAATAAACACTTTTTAGATTATCCCGAACAGTTCGATATTGACTTTAAGCATGAAAATCATCTATATAATATCGGACCTTCTGTGTTGACTTCCTTTCAAGTTCAGTATCATGCCGAAGGTCGCCCGTTGTATTATGATATTTCTGCTACAGAAAAAGCACCAGTATCTGTAAATATTACTGCTTCATTCCAAGAAATCGCTATTGTGACGAAACAATCAATTGATTCGAGTAACAGATAATGACATTCTTTTTTCATAATCATCCAACGATTTCATATGATGTTGAGAAAAACGGCATCTCTTATACTGCTCAAAATCCTCTTGTCCGATATCAGTTACAAGAAATACTGAAAAGCAGGGCTGCTTTATATTATCAGCATGATATTCAAGAAGGCCAAAGCGCAGAGTTTATTGCTGACAAATACTATGGTGACTCTACGCTTGATTGGATAATCTTTATCACCAACGATATCATTGACCCTCAATATGATTTGCCGATGGACTATCAACAGTTTGTTGCATTTATTAAGTCAAAATATGGCTCAACTGAATCCGCATTGACAACTGTTCATCATTACGAAGAAATTGTTCAGGCACAATCAGTATTGTTTGATGGAACGATTGTTCCTGAAAAAGCAATCATTGTGGATGAAACGACATATAACAGTTTAGTGCCTGCCGATCGACGTGAAGTTACGAACTATACGTATGAAGAACGATTGAACGAATCAAAAAGAACAATTAAAGTTCTCCACAAAGACTTTCTCACCGACTTTTTAGACGAAGCGGAAAGAATTTTTGAATAATGGCTTTATCATATAAACCAACAGACCTTGAACTTCGCTCGTGTGTTCTCCACAATTATGCTGGAGAAACCATGGATGTGCGGAATATCATATTGGAGTTTAATATCTATCATAGTGTTTTTGCAAACGCAACAAAGATTGATATGGCTCTTCTTGATGGTAATGGTCTTGTAGAAATTTTTCCGATTATTGGCGAAGAGACTTTGGTAATGGAGTTTAAAACTCCAACATTTGAAAATACATTAAGATATTGTTTTCATATCTACAATGTTAGTGATAAAGATAAGTTTGAACCAAGATCAGACAAATATATTCTTCATGGATCAAGCCAAGAAGTAATGGGCAATCTTCGCAGGTCTGTTAACAGGTCGTATGTTGATATGCCTGTGTCTTCGATTGTTAAAAGTATATACAATAATTTCTTGAAGCCAACAGACGAAAACGAATATACTGTCATTAGAAAGAATAAAAAACTCTCTATTCAAGAGACTAAAGATAACTTTACTGTTGTATTTACTGGCGAGAAACCTATTACTGCGATTAAATACTTATGTCAAGAAGCACAAGCAAAAAATGACGAAGCGGGCTTTGGTTCAAACTTTTATTTTTTTGAAAAATCAGATGGATACTATTTTGAGACGATAGATAGTATGTTATTAAAAGAGCCCGTCGATGATTTCTTTCTTGCTCAAGCATCAGTAGAAGTCGATCCTATCGCCGGTAAAAAAATTGATGAAGATAAAAAGATTACAAATCTTGATTTCGTTGAACAAGTAAATGTATTAAAAAATCTTGGCCGAGGCATATATGCCCATAAAGTTGAAACGATTGACCCAATCACAAAACGGTTCACAACTGATACATTCTCATATAAAAATGAGTCTCAAAAAATAACACATCTTGAACATAAGAAGAAAAAACTTGATGATACATTCTTATATTCTGAGGAGTCATTACTTTCTGACGGAGTTGATAGTTCTGTAACTTATTATACGATATCAAATATTGGCGATAACTACAGTAAACAAGACTTTTTAAGCTCGGCTACTGCGACAGATCCACAGATTCGAAATCCAAGAAAACTACATTCGTTTTTAAAATATAATGTCGCATCAAAAGCACAACTATCAAATATCGTGTTGAGTGTTACGATTCCTGGAAATAGTAAGATAGAAGTTGGTGACGTTGTTAATCTACATATTCCTCAGTCTTCTGAACTTCCAGAAATAGCAAAACAATTAAATCTCTTATATGACAAGAAGTTCTTAGTTGTTTCTGTTAGACATACATTTAAAAAGACTGATAATAAGTATTATACCATCTTTGAGTGTAGAAAAGATACCTATGGTAAGAAGGCTGAAAAGGTAACATAATGAAAAATCTTGGTGAACAGTTTATTTGGTGGTATGGTGTTGTAGAGGATCGTGGTGATCCTCTTGAGCTAGGTCGTGTGCGTGTCAGGTGTTATGGGTGGCATACAGAAAATAAACAAGAACTACCAACTGAACATCTTCCGTGGGCACAACCGATACAGCCTATTACTTCTGCTGCGATGGGTAATATTGGACATTCACCAACTGGCATTGTTGAGGGCACATGGGTTGTAGGCTTCTTTGCTGATGGCGAAGAAGCACAGCGTCCTGTTGTAATGGGAACTCTTGCGGGTATTCCTACTTCTGTTGCAAACACAAAGGAAGGATTTAATGATCCCAACGGCATCTATCCTACTCGGATTGAAGTGCCAGATGTTGATGAAAGAGCCAGAGGAAATAATAATATTACAAAGACTCCAGACTCTACGATTGATGAGCCTACTGATCCATACGCTGCTCAGTATCCATTTAATCATACACATCGATCCGAATCTGGGCATTTAATTGAAATTGATGACACAACAAATGCCGAGAGGATTCATGTATATCATAAGTCTGGAACTTTTATTGAAATACATCCAAATGGAGATGTGGTAACACAACATAAAAATGGTTGGCGATCTGTTACTGGTAATGATAAAGTGCATGTTACTGGCGATATGACACTTGTGGTTGATGGTAATATGAATGTCACTGTTGGTGGCAATCAAACAACGAATGTAACAGGTAACGTGAAAATTAAAGGCAAGCGCATAGACTTGAATAAAAACGAATGACCATTCCAGTTCATAGAGAAACAGATTCAAGAACTTGTGGAGCTTCGACAATTGTTTCTGGGCAAGATTTTGTTTATGCAAATGATTTATTGATTTCCGTTGACGGAGACCCTAATAGTCATGGAGCAGGTAGTCTCATTGCCGCAACAAATCAAGTTTTCATAAACAATATTATGGTTGTTAATGTTGGAGATAGTGCGGCTCCGGATGGATTATGTCCTTCGGTGGCTGGTCCACACTGCGCTCCAGCATCTTCAAGCGGATCTCCCGATGTATTTGTTGGAGATTGATATTTTGATTATAAATAAGTAAAACAAAGAGAAGACATATGCCTGAACTCAAAGAACCAATATTCAAAGATATACCGTTGAGTTTTACGGCGCATCCAGTAACTGGTAATGTCAAGGCATTAACAAATCGTGACGCTGTAAAACAGAGTGTTAAAAATATTGTTTTGACAAATCATTATGAACGTCCATATAATCCAATTCTTGGTGGCGACATTATCTCTCAGTTATTTGAAAATATGGATTCTATTACTCAATATGAGATTTCAACTAATATAAGACGGGCATTAAATAACTACGAACCTAGAGCAATCATCGATGATATTGTAACAGACTTTCTCGAAGATCAAAATGCAATTAACGTGACGATTACATTTCGAGTCAATAGTGATGCAGAACCCATCGAGGTCAATGTTCTTTTAGACAGGATCCGATAAATGGCAGCTAATTCAGCAATCAATGTGACAAGTTTAGACTTTGACGCAATCAAAGCGTCAATGAAGACTTACATTGCTTCAAAACCAGAGTTTACTGACTATAACTTCGAAGGTTCAACAATCAGTATGCTGCTTGACCTTCTTGCTTATAACACGTATCAAAATGCGTTTTATACAAGCATGGTCGGCAATGAGATGTTTCTTGATTCCGCACTATTAAGAGATAGCGTTGTTTCAAGAGCAAAGATGCTCGGTTATGTTCCTCGCTCTGCTCGTGGTGCAAGCACAACTCTTTCTGTGACAGTTACTCCTACAGGTGCACCCGAATCAGTTACGGTTGCAAAGAATACAGAGTTCACGGCAACGATTGATGGCGAGACATATAAGTTTGTGACGCCCGCTGCTTACTCTTTATCTTCTAATGATGATTACGCAGGCACAATCACAATCACACAAGGTCGTCCAGTTACTCATCGATTTACAGTCAACTCAAACGCACCTGTTCGTTACATTCTTCCAAACGAAAATGTTGATACAACATCGATTACTGTTGACGTTCAGACCTCTGCTTCTGATGTAAGTTCTACACGATACAATCTTGCAAGCGATATTACTGAAGTTCAAGCGAATAGTGCAGTATATTTCCTACAAGAAGTTGAAGATAATCAATACGAAGTTACTTTTGGTGATGGTGTAATCGGTAAATCGCCAGTCGATAGTAACATTGTTATTGCTAACTATCGTATCTGTGAAGGCAGTGACGGCAACGATATAAGTTCATTTACAGAACCATCGACGATCGGTGGGTTTTCTACATTTACAACAACGGTAAACGCTGCTACGAGTGGTGGCGCAAATAATGAAACGATTGAATCGATTAAGTTCAACGCACCAAAGAACTATGAGACACAGAATCGCGCTGTTCTTGCTGAAGATTATAAACGTCTTATTCTTCGTGACAACGGCGATGTACAATCGATTAGTGTTTGGGGCGGCGAAGAGAATGAACCTCCAATCTATGGTAAAGTGTATATTTCGATTAAGCCCACGGTTGGTAACACAATTTCTTCTCAAAGAAAAACAGAAATCACAACTGAACTCAAAAAATATAATGTTTTGTCAATAGATCCAGAGTTTGTTGATGCTACGTTCTTATACATTCGTCCAACTATTGATGTGCGTTATAATTCAAAATCAACTACGTTGACTGGCGGAGAAGTACAAACGAAAGTTTTAAATGCCATTACAAACTTTGAGACAACAAAGCTCAGTACGTTTGATAATAAAACATTCCGTTATTCTCAGTTTGTGAAAACGATTGATGATGCGGACTCTTCGGTTGTGAGTAACTTAACTACAATTCAAATCGAGAAGAGATTTGTACCAAGTCTTACAAACTCCACGACATATAACGTATCATTCAGTAATACACTCAATAATCCACATCTTGGCCATCGATATGCAATAAGTTCAAGTGCATTTACAATTCAAGGACGGACAGCATACTTTGATGATGATGGTAGTGGCAATCTTCGTATTTACTATATCACCGATTCAAATACGAGAGTGTATACAAATGAAACTGCTGGAACAGTCAATTATTCTACTGGTCTTGTAACAATCAACTCTTTCTTACCAACCGCATTTGTTGGCTCATCGATTAGTTTGTTTGCTGACCCCGCTGATGATGATATTAACGCAATTCGAAATCAGATTCTTCTCATTGCAGGCGCAAATGTTACATTGATTGATGATGCTACAACACTTATTGCAGCCACGACCGTTACGGCAACAACAAGCGGCGTTACAACAGAAGTTCCAGGATCGAATCCACCCGCATTGGTATACTAAATGTCTACAGATAAGAAAATATCAACGCTCGTTGAGCAACAGTTTCCTCAGTTTGCCCGTGACGATGGTCCGAACCTCGTTGCGTTTGTGAAGGCTTATTACGAATTTCTTGAACAAGCTAACAACGTCATTGAAGTTTCTAAAAATCTACGAGAGTATCAAGACTTAGATACAACGTATGACAAATACCTTGAGTATTTTCATCGTGAAGTACTCGGTTCAATACCACGTGCCACGCTTGCGGATCGAAAGAAACTTGCCAAGCATATTAAAGATATGTATCGCGCCCGTGGTTCTGAACTTTCTTATCGTCTCTTATTTCGTTTGCTTTATAATGAAGAGATAGACTTTTATTATCCAGGCGAAGATATTCTTCGTGCGTCTGATGGTCGATGGGTTATAGATAATACTATTCGCATAGGTATTCCAAGAATTGGTATCGTTACACAGTTTGCTAACGAACTTATCGAAGGTCTTACATCAGGTGCTACTGCAAAGGTAGATAGAATTGTTGGTGGTATTTCTGACGGTGCGATTATTGATGAACTCTATCTTTTAGATATTGTTGGCACATTTCAAGATAATGAACGAGTAGCACTTCAAAGTAATAACGATATCTATGCGACAATTTTTGCAGGTGCTGGTCCGCTTCAAGATGTTAGAATTACTCAGGGTGGCGCATTTCACAGGACTGATGACCTTGTTACGCTTACAAGCGCATCTGGCACTGGAGCAAAAGGTTCAGTCGTAGCAACAAGCGATTCGAGTTCTGTCCAATGGTCACTTATAGATGGTGGAAGTGGATACACAGCCAACGCAACGATTACAATTACGCACGGCGAAGGATTCAATACGAATTTTACAATTGATGCGATTGCAAATACTGAAGTAATCACATTGAACAATGATACGATTGAGCCATTTGAGAATGTTGTTTTAAATACTGGTCCAGCATTCGTGTCTGCTGGTGCGAATACAAGTGCGGTATCTGCAAATCTTGCAACTGCCAATTCAAGTTCTGTGCTTTCGTCCGTCCTTTCTTTTTCAAATAATACAGTAGGGACGATTAGTTCGATTACAACAACGAACTACGGGTATAATTATTCAATATTACCTACTGCTGTTGTAACGCAACAGAATATTCTTAACGCTGGAATATCTGACGGCAGCGGTGGATTGAAGGGCGGTAATGCGGTTATTACAGCAGAAAATGCACCAGGCGCAATCACAACTGTAAACGTGACTACATTTGGTTCGAACTATAGTAAGTTGGACGAAGTTACGATTGCAAATACAACACGAGTTGGCACACAAGATGCAAAGGGTACTGCGGTAACATCTGGTGTGGTAAACTATCCAGGAAAGTACATCGACACTAAAGGTTGGTTGAGTTGGAATAACAAACTTCAAGACAACTTCTATTATCAAGAATATTCATACGAGATTGGTTCAGACCAATTTACTAACACATACCGTACACTTGTCAATGATATCGTTCATCCTGCTGGGTCAAAGATGTTCGGACGGATTCGTTTGTTTGCGAATGTCGAACCAACACTTGCAACTGTTGCGACAGAAGATATCACAAGATTGACTATTGAATCAGAAATTGAGGTGGATGTACCAACAACGGTTTCTGATTCAGTTGACTCTTATATTGATACCGCAGCAAATACATTACCAATTATTGAACGCCTATCACTTCTCGAACCAACACTTGGTAGTATCGAAACTGTTACGCTGACATTTAGTCAAGGAACTGGCGATCTGTTTATCTTTAGTAATAACCAGATTGACCCATACACTGCTAATGCGGTTAGTGTATACGCAAATGTTGCAGTAAGCGTTCTTGGAACACCCAAACTCGTTGTTGGTAACAATACACTGTTCTCATCAGAAATACCTGTTGGTAATACAGTACTTCGGATTGTTGATACTTATGGTGCAACTGCAAACAGTCTATACTTTACAAATACCGTTTTTGCAAATACACTTATGTCACTACATACACCATATACAGGCTCAACACTCTCAAATGGTACTTTTTATATTGGAACAGTGGTTTAAGCATTATAAATAAATAAAATTATTCGACACAAGGATTGATCTAACATGCCAGGCATTGTAACTCGTCGCTTCAGAATCCATAATGCAGAACAGTTTCACGAAGCATTTAGTGAAGCGGCTGCTACAAATATGTATCTTTTCATTGCTCGTGTATCAGCATGGCCAGATGATAACAACCCACCTACGCCCACTGATTCCGTTCAAGAAACAGAATATAATAGTTGGAAGAAGATGCTCTCGGCGAAAAGAGTTAATTCGTCGGATATTACTTTTGCGCTTCCTCGATACAACTGGACAAGCGGTAAAGTATATCGTGAGTATAAGAATACCGATGCTTCGCTCCACGCTGCTCCAGCAAGCGCGAATGGTCTTTATGTGATTAGTAGTTCTTCAAATGTATACAAATGTCTTTTCAATAATAAAGGCAGTTCTTCTACAGTAGAGCCAACAGGAACATCTACTTCGACTCTCATTACGGCCGACGGATATCACTGGAAGTTTTTATATACTGTCGATGCTGCTAACGCTCTCAAGTTTTTATCTACAAACTGGCAACCTATCAAGACGTTAAGTTCCGATGATGGTTCTGCTCAATGGGACGTTCAAGACGCGGCCGCAAACGGCGCAATTAATATCATCGATATCAATAATCCAGGAAACCTATATCTTACACAGTCTGGTTCATTCCAAGCGGCTGCGAACAGTACAACTCTAACTCTTTCTTCTGGTGCTTCAGCAACGGATGATATCTATTCGGGCTCTGCTGTTTATATTTCGTCGGGGCTTGGTTCTGGTCAAGTTGCTACGATATCGAACTATGTCGGTTCGACAAAAATTGCAACGCTCTCAACCTCACTCTCTGTTACACCGAACACAACCTCGACATATTCTATTGGACCTACTGTTACGATTACGGGCGATGGTTCTGGTGCTTCTGCTTATGCAAACGTAGTAATTGGTGGAGCGAACGGTAATACAGTGAACTATATCAATATGATTTCTGTTGGTTCGAACTATTCAGAAGCGACGGTTGCAATCACTGCTAACAGTTCTCATGGCTCAAGTGCCACTGCTTCGGCATATATTGCACCTCCTGGTGGTCATGGTTCTGATCCATTTGGCGAACTTGCTGGTCATAACGTTATTCTCAACGTTCAACTCGACGGTAGCGAATCAGATACGTTTATGACAACAAACGACTTCCGCACATTGGGCGTGATTCGTGATCCACTTCTTGCCAACGGCTCGATTGCAACGGGCACAGCATATAATCAAACAACAAAACTCACGTTGTCAAGCGTTTCAAGTTCGGGTGCTTACACACTTGACGAAACGATTACTGGTGGTACATCTAAAGCGACTGGTAAACTGGTTAGCTTTGCAAACACAAACGCATCGAATACTGCTGGTATCATAAGCGTGATTGATATTGATGGTACATTTCAAACGTCTGAAGTCGTTACAGGTGCAGATTCTGGCGTTACGGCCACGACAACTACGATTACTGCTGCAAGTTTGAAGCCATACACAGGAGATGTTGTGTACACAGAGAACCGTGGGCCAATCTCTCGTGCGGCTGATCAAATTGAAGATATTAAACTCATCGTGAAGTTCTAAGGAATAAGTTGAATGGCAACTGCTAACAATGCATCGTTAACCACAGACTTTAACGTAAGTCCATACTATGACGATTTTGATGAGAATAAAAACTTTCATCGTATTCTATATCGTCCAGGTCTTGCTGTTCAAGCTCGTGAACTCACTCAAATGCAGACCATTCTGCAAAATCAAGTAGATCGTTTTGGTGAGCATATCTTTACAGAAGGAAGTACCGTTCGCGGTATGGAAATGAACTATGATAGAAATATCAAATATGTAAAGGTTCGCGACAACGATCAAAACGACACTTCTGTCAACGCTGCGGCATTTGTTGGTTCTGAACTTACAGGCGGCACTTCAGGCGTGAAAGCATATGTGATCGATTCTTTAACTGGCGCAGAAGCATCAACTCCAAATACTAAAACACTTTATATTCGGTATACAGGATCAGGTTCTCTTGGAACGGCTGCTGCATTTCTGAGCGGCGAAGTTCTTACGTCTAATACATCACTTTCTGCAAACGTGATCACAGAAGGTGTTCAATCATCGGACGTTGTGGGTAGTGGTTCGCGCATCTCGTTTGGCGGTGGCGTCATGTATGCGAAAGATCATTTCATCCGTGTTGATGCTGCTAACACAATCGTTGGACGATATTCTTCAAATACAAATATCAAAATCGGTTATAATATTGCTGAAACAACCGTGTCTTCTGGTTCTGATACAACGCTTCTTGACCCAGCGCAAGGTTCATATAACTATGCAGCTCCAGGGGCTGATCGTCTCAAACTTGAAGCAACACTTGTAACGAAAGCACTTACAGATAATGATGATACGGCATTTGTAGAACGCGCTCGTATTCGCAATGGTTTAGTTGAGTTTAAAGCAGACAAGCCATTATACTCTGTAATTAACGAGTATA